AGCTAGAATTTCTATTTGTATATTTCTTTCTGCAGCGAACGCTGCAATGTGTGTGTATAGACCACTGTAAATAGATTGGTCACGTAGGTTGAGTAGTCTTAGTTTGCCATCCCATAGTTTGTTACGGAATTGAGGCATGAACTTATAGCCAGGGACAAAGAATGTAAAGTACTCTGCTAGCTCTTGTATTATTCCTTTATCTTCACAATCAACATAGATAAAGGCAGCATCTTTACTCTGTACCGTTATCTTTTCTATCATACACCTGCTTCAAAACTTCTCCATTTTATAATGTTACCAATGTTCTGATGTCTCCAACGGATAGTAGACATAATTTCTTCAATAGTTTCTACTTGAATCTTTTGTACTTCTAACAATGCTTGTGATCTTTGTATGTCTTCATCAGCATCATAGTAATAATTCATATCACCTTTAAGAGGTTTATTCAATCCTTTGAATGGATCGTATGACCAGTTCTTTGCATCGATCTCTTCTTTAGATAACTTACCATTATAGTAAAGCCATTTGTCTTTAAGCAATGTCTTATATTCTAAGTCATACTTCTTACGTGTCATCTTAGCAATGGTAAGTAACTCTAAGTACTTACTATGGATACGTGCCATCCTTATAGTAGTATCATCTAATTTTAAATCATCGATGACTCCATCGACTTTCCACATTTCTAGTATATCATTTGTATTCATAATGTATTAATATTTATATCCGTATTTAAATCGTTTAACCATGGGAATGTTTTCTTCCAATCACATCCTCTCCTTCTGTCTATATCTGTTAATTCAGTCTTAAGTAACCTAATCAAGTTGTGGTCAACAGGTGTATTATCTATTGACTTCTCATATCCTCTCATCAGTTCATAGATACGTTCTTTCCACACACCTTTGTCTAACTCTGCATATAACCTTTTCCAATCTTCTTTAAAGAATCCTGTAGGGAATATGTCAGGTGCCATATGATTTGGCCATACAACAAAGTTACCTGAGATGTATATAGGTTTTATCTTTGAATTCTCTTTCACACCACCATGTGCTTCAGGAGCCTTACATCTTTCTGGGTTTCTTAGATTATTCCAATAGTTTAATCTTGTTATTAACTCTGGCATATCTCTTATAGTTGTTGCAGCCATAGTCATATGTATTTCAGTTTCTATATTTTTATAATCTAATGCAAGTATACCAAGATTCCTATCGAACTCTTCTAGCTTTGCACCCCAACGTGTATATTCAAATGCATCTCCCCAACAATCAATAGAACATATAATTCTTACATGACCTAGGTTACCCATGGCACGAAGGAATTCTATATGATCCATAGTATCACGAAATCTTTTCTCAGGACACTTGAGGTTACTAAATATAGTTAACTCTAAATTAGGGCAAGGGTGAGATTCAAAGAAGTCTAAATTCTCTAACAGCTCTGGTTGAAAGAATGGTTCACCACCTAATATATTATATTTAACTAATGGCTTATGGTTGTCTTCCATCCATTCCCAGAACTCATTCTTTATTCTTTTGAAATTCTCTTTGTCTTGAAAGAAGTCTAATGCATAATCATTAATCTTTTGTGTTAGACCAAACTTCTTATTCTCACTTTCCCACTTAGAACTATATTCAGCAGAGCAATATATACATGCTTGATTACATACATTACTAAAATACATTTCTAATATTGTACAATCTGTCGTGCTAAAGTGTTTAGTGGTCATGGAGTTAGCCTCCATTCTATCTGAGATACCATCAGCATCTTCTATCTTCTTACAATACTCACAACCTTTTCCTGGCCATTTACCTTCCAGCATAAGTTTACGAGTTGCCATCTTAGTAGGGGTGTGATGAAACTTACCAAAGTCTCCCTCAGGTATCTTATCATATGTGGTTCTATGACAACTGGCAGATGTACCTTCACTCAGTTTTATAGATGACCACACAAATTTTAAGGCACAGGTAGGATCTTTAAGACCTGTATGTTTATTCCAATTACTCTCTGGCATAGTTATATTATATCATAGTTTAGTTAGTTTGTACATACGTTGTAAGGCATCAGTTGAATCTATTATTGGAAGGCCTGGATTTTTTCTATACTCTTGGAATTCATCCCAGCTAATAGTCTCTGAATCCTCGAGGATATCATTAGGTACATCATTGTTTCTCCATATAGCTATACCTGTCTCTCTATCTATAATAAAATACTCTTTCTGTAATTTTAGTATATCAAATGTAGCTCTCCAACTTGTACCACAACGTGGGGCTTCGCCTTTATTAGCATCAGGCAATGGCCAGACAGCTTGACTTTCTCCAGGTGGTAACATGTCATGTAATACTATAATCCCATTTGGTCTTAAAACTTTAACTGCGTTTTGAAAGTCTTGCCATAATTGTGTGTGTTCATGCAACCCATCAAGAAAGATCACATCATATTTCATTAGGTTAACTTTAAAGAATTCATCTGAGGTCATACGTAATGTACCACCAGAATTAGGATCTATTCCTACCTTATTACGTATTTTAATTTTATCGAAATTATCATTCTGAGCACAGCCTATTTCTAAATAGTCTTTAGCTTTTATGCATTGGATTGCATGATTAATTATGTCAGATCTATTTAACAAAATAATCCTGCATACCACCTTCGCGATATGTATCTAATGTTAAACAATGTAAGCCACCATCCCAAAAATTTCTATGTCTAAACCTACAGTATACAGGTTCCATACCATGTTTCTTTAATTTATCGTGAACTTCTTTTTGATAGTTTAATGATAGGATAACGTTTTCAGATACACTAAGCATATTAACTTCAAATATACTTTCTTCTGCAAAACCAACCCATGTATTTAGATAGCTATCTACAAATTTTACAAGCTCTGGATTTGATTTAGCTTCAGGTGTCCACCATCTACCTTCTGTAATATCTTTTTCTTCCATCCATGACTTCATACCATCCCATGCATTAGCATTATCAGCTTGCATTTCATTTGGATTTTGAATTCCAAGAATATCCCAACCTGGAAGAGTCTCTTTAAAACAACTTCCATCTATGAATGGTGTATGAATAACCAATCCTGGTTTTGGTAAACACATTGATCCATCAGTGTGTCCTCCCACGGCAATGTTTGCTGATGTAAATTGTGGATACTTATCTAAAACCCATTCGGCTAGATTAGGTTTATTCTCTTGATCAATAATAAGTTTATTACCTACACGTATAATTTGAGGAGCCCAAAATTCATTACTGTAAGTATCACCTAATTGTCTTGCAAGACCTTCTCCAATACGAAAGCCGGAACCATCTCTTTCTATTAAATTTTTTACTGGGTAGTGATCTACAACATCAGGATTAAGTTGATATGGATTAGTAAGGTGTGAACCAGTAAAAAGAATCTTATCACCCATAGTAATCCAATGATCTCTTGGCATAAGACATGGTTTAGGAATAGATTTTATATGATCCTTTCCGAAGGCAGCCATAGTATCTTGAAGAGTATCAAACATATCCTCTTCAGCAATTCCATCCATATTATTACTTGGCCCTTGAACTACATCGACACCCAAATCCTCAAGCGTCTTGCGGATACCATCTAAGTCTTCACGTGTTTCATATAAGATTTGCTGTAGTAAATCCCGAAGTTTAGAATCACCAATGGTTTCAAAAAACTCTGGTCTAAATACATTACCGAGGACTACCTGTTTTAAAGGGTCCCAACCGTTATATGCATTTACTTTATTAACTCTGTATTGGTTCGAATCCATCTATTGTCCACCTATCGTCTATCCAAGAAACTGGATTCATTATTTCGAATCCATCTATTTTAAATTTGTATTGATCCGCACCACCAATATACAGGTATTTATAACCCATTTCTTTATACATAGCACACTCGTTCTTTAAGCTTCGTATACCTAATTGTAATTTAGGATTGACATAGTCCCAAGCAAATTGATAACACTCAGCATTATGTTCATCATATTCAGCTATCATACTAAATGCTACAAGTACATCTCCGTTATAATATCCTATTATAGTATTCTCTGTATACTCAATATCAAACAGCGGCATGACACTATTGAACTTATGATGATTACAATACTTTGCATATATTTCATCTAGTTGTTTAGGATCAGGATTAAGCAGGATTTCATGTGACCCTATCTTCTTATAATTTGTTTTTTCTAGATTGATTCTCGCATATGAATAACTCACTTAAATCTCCAGTTGACCACGTCATCTAAATTTTCTTCTGACCAATTATCATAATACCCTTGCTCTTTTAACCATTCGCTTTTTCTATTAATGACACTGAGTCTTTGTACTAATATTAATATACATTTGCCAAAATTCATTTTGACTCCGTTAATAATTTCCTCATCATCTGGGTGATCTTCTAATGCGACAATGTCTTCTCTCATTGATACTTTATTAAAGTCTTTTACAATAGTTTTTAATTCTTCTGGTGTGTAATTGGATGTAGAAGTATATATGACAACGACATGTGCATCGTCTGACCAGTTGTTTAGTGTGTTAGATAGAGACTGACCTACATCTTCTGTCTCATGGTATTTGATTAATGCCGCTTTAGCATAAGGACATGGTATACTGTTAAGTGCATCGTTGTGAACTGAAACGAATTTCTCAATCCATTCCTCAATATATGATCTCATAATATAAAGTTTTTCTTATAGGAATACGTAGTAGCTGAATGAAAATGATGCGATTGCTGTAAGGTATTCTACATCAGTTGTTGTTATATCAAATGGTAGGGATGATAGACTTGTCGGGTAAGCATCCACAAATTTGATTTGTTTTGTTACGTTGTTAGCTGAGTTCATTATAGTAAGAGTTAGATCTCGTACATGATTCGTTGCTGTATGATTTGCTTCTACATTAGATTTTAACCAATCGAATATCTCTTTATAGTTTAATAGATCTTCATCAATAAGGTATGATATTTCAAATGCACCAAATTCAATCTTATCTCCAGCTCTTCCTACATTGATTTGTTTATATTGTAGGGGTGCACCTGTGACAGTTACATCTGGCATCATCATTGTTTGAATCGTAAAAGTTGTACCCGAGTACGTCTGAGAGTCTAGGGTCATTACAAATGACGATGGATTTAAATAGTTTGGCATATGATATATTTATACGAAAAATTTCTTGTAGTCATCAATAAGTTCTTGTATATTTGATAAGGGTTCTTCTTCTATTTCATTACACAGTTTATAGTATTGCCATATATCACCTGACAACAATTTACCTATATCGATTTTAACTATATCACCGTATGGTTCTTCCTGATCAACAAACCAATCCCATTCAGTCCAACCCATTTCTATATCATGAAGAGTAAGATCAAACTTGCTCCAAGTAGGATCCTTTTGAATAGCTCCAATTTCATAGAGAGTGTTCCATCTATCGACGAATTCGTTTCTCATTGTTGTTACAACAGGGTATATTATTTTAACTGGATTTATTTCACTAAGTACTAAATCTCTTAATTCTGTTTTTAGTTCGACGTATCCATTAGTGGCTCTCAATTCATGGAAAGGAACTACCTTTATACAATCTTTCTTTGAGTTAGTTATTACATGCTGTCTAGATTCTTTAAACGTTTCATTTAAGGTTTCCCAATCTGCTCCCCAACAACCAATGTCAAGGCCTGATTCTTTTGTATGTTTATTGTATTTAGGAAAATTCGCATGCTGATTAATTAACCAAGCTAACCATGTACCTGCCATTCCACCTTGATATAATACTAAATAATTCATGTACTATTTATAGAGTAAAAAAATCCCCCAATAAAGGGGGATCTCTTTTTGTAACTTTAGAAACGTTTATTGCTAATCTACTAGAGATTAAGAACTTTACGTTTTCTGTAGTATACGTTTGCACCAGCACCAGCAGTAACAAAAGGATTGTCAGCCATACCGTAACGAGTTTTGAATCCGATACGTGGTTGAAAATCATTTTCGCCGATTGTCTTCATCATGCTTAATGGAACGTACGGGCAGAAGAACATTCCTGCGTCATAAGGGTTTGCACCTTTATAACCAACAGTAAAGTAGTCAACACCAGCATATGGATCAACATATACTTTCATAGAACCATTAATTGTACCAGCAAGTAATGAACCAGTAACGTCTGAATCCATTTGTTGAGCACCTAATGCACCCATACCAGTATCCATAACGCCAGCAGCATTTAATGCAGCAGCAACACCATGAGAAACAATAGCCCAGTTACCTTTTCCACGTCTTGTAGAAACAGCAATTTGGTTAGCTTCTTGTTCCATAGCTTGAACTAGTCCCTTGAATTTCTCAATTGACCAACGACCATCAGTATCAGCAGCAACATCCATGTTCCATACACCAGCAGCAGCGCCACGAGTAGATGTTACAGAGTTAAGGTTGATAGTACGGATGATTTCACGATTCATTTCAGCTAAAATTTCAGTTGAAAGGATATTCGCAAGTTCTGTTTCAGCAGAAAGTCCGTGTACAGCCTTAAGGTCTTGCGCTAATTCAGTAGTGTATTCAGCTTTAAGAGCACGAGACTTTGCAGTCACAGTAGTCTTATCGATTGAAAACGCCATCTGAGGAATATCAGCAGCAGCAACCTGTGCTTCAGCAGTAGCCAAAGTATTACCATGTCCAGGTGTGTAGTCATCTACTGAGTCAGCATCACCAGAATCACCAACGAAAGGATCGTCAGAGTTTGTAGCAGTACCATCAGCAGCACCAGAGAAACCAGTATCAGCTTCACCGAATAGTGCTTCAGCACCAGCAGCAGTTGAATAACGTGATTTCATAGCAAAGATCAGACCAGTAGGTCCAGTCATTGGCTGTACGCCAACTAGATCAAAAGCTAAAAGGTTAGGGGTAGCACGTCTCACTAAAGAGATAAGTACTGGATCCCAGTTATCTACGCCCGAGCCAGACGAATTGTTTACAGCAGCCGCTTCAGAGATATTACGCTCTTCTGCAAATGCTTTTTCTTGGTTCTCAAGAATTACAGCAGTGACATGACGTCTGTGCTGATCGCCGATTGCACCGGCTTCCTTTGAATCAAGTACAGGAGCCCATTTTTCCTGTAACATTGTTTGATTTATTTCCATTTTTTATTCTCCTAAAATATGGATTAAGTACGCGAAAGTGCGCTAAGATATTTCTTCATTTGATCAGAAACTTCTTGTGGTTCATCTATAGAATCTTCAGTGATAGCATCAACTTCAGTTAATGTTTGTACTTCAGAGTCTTTGTTAAGGTAAGATTCCTTAATTGTTGCTACTTTTTTAGCAAAGTCTTCGTTAGAATCTGACTCTATGCCAGTTACTAATTCAGTTAATTTTGCAGTTTCAGTTACTGCTAAACCATTACATGCTTCACTAACTATATCTTTACGTTCGAAAGCTTTAACTTTCTCAGATAATTCCATAGCATTTGCAGTCGCATCATTAAGTTGAGCTTTAGCATCTTTAGCTTCTTCAGATAAGGCATCTAAGATGTCACCTTTATCTTCAGGAACGTTAATGTGGTGCTCACTAAATAATTGACCTAGTGATTGTATAAATGATTCAGTGATTTCTGATTTCAAAGAATGCTCAATAGCAACTTCGTTATCAGTCATCCAGTTTTCGACTACATATGTTAAGTAACCGTCAACCTTGTCAACTAAATCTTCTTTAATAGCTTCAACTTCGCCAGTTAGATCAGAAGTATATCTTTCTTCTAATTTTGCTGTCTCAGCAGTGACTTTTGATGCAAGTGCAGCTTCAAAAATAGTAGATGCTTTCTCTTTAAAGCCTTCAGACAATGTGTCTTCGTCATTAACTAGAGCATCAAGGTCTTCTTTAAACTTAGCATCTTTCTCCATTACATCACCTTCAGATCCGTCGTCAGCTTTCACTTTCTTCTTCTTTGTTGGTGTTGCTTTTGGTTCTTTTGCGTCAGTCTTTCCACCTTTTACTTCTTTTGGTGCTTCTTCTTCTACTTCACCTTCATCTTCATCACCCTCGTCGTCCTCTTCTTCTTCATCGTCTTCCACTTTAGCTTTCGCTTTAGCTTTTTCCGCTGCTTCAAAGATCGCGTCAAGTCCTTCCTTAGACATTTCTGCCAAAGAAGCTTGTATTGCTGATACTGTACGAGCTGCTGTTAGAGGTGCTTCAGGTATATCTAATACCGGAGCTTCTACTTGCGTATCCTCAACAATAACCTCATCTACAGTTGTTTCAACAACATCGTCTTTTAATTCAGACATTATTTTTCTCCCATGAGAGTTATAGTTTAGAGAGGAAATGCCCAAAACCTGCAGTTTGTTTCTCTTCCGAGAACTTCACCTTAGACTCTTTCACTTCTGTCTCACCTTTTTCAATGGTCTTGATATAA